TTGATACATGGGAAGAGGCACATTTATATCTAATGGATAAGTGGGAAAGGAAGATTCAACAAACTAGAGTGCATCTTGAAAGGATCAAAGGCACATACGGCAATATCAAAGGAATGAAGCCAGAGTGATAACCACAGAAGACAGAGTTAAGAAGGCATTAACCTACCTTGCCGAAACAGACGAGGAACACGCCCACGCCAAAGCTCTAGTGAAAGGTCTGGAGCAATCACGCAAAACGGTTAAATCTATCGCTTTCCTGCAAGCTACTGGAACGATGGCAGAGAAAGAGGCTGTTGCTTACAAGTCACAGGAATATCAAGCCGTTGTGGCGAAGTATGAGAACGCTGTGGCTGATGAAGCCATCTTGCACAACAAGCGTACCACTAACGCCCTGATAGTCGATGTATGGCGCTCTGAGAACGCTAACAGGCGAACCGGGAATATATAAGAGAGGTGCATGATATGGGAAGTTTAAGCTTTGCCAAGACGATAAATGACCGGCATTTAGGCACAACAGCCTCGAGTGTTATGACGGATTGCGAGCATCATGGGATGACTTATGGCTGCACAGTTACCTGCCCTGTATTGCTTGCTAGCAAATGTGAGCTACAAGATGATGAAAACAAAGAGCTTTATCAGGAAGCTATGCGAGAACTCAATGAATAGGGGTGCATGATGAAAACAATAGAGGAAAAAGCGACTGAGTTTGCTGAGTTAATGCTCGGTGATTATCCAGATGTGTTTTTCAATCAGGACTTTAAAGCAAGAATGATAAAGTTACTCAAAGAACAAGACAGAGAAATACGTCGTGCTTGTGCTCAGTCAGCGGAAGAAGTATGGCCCCGTACTGATTCAGGTGGGTTGAGAGCGGGATATAGTGACGTATTTAGCGCCATAATGAACACTAACCCATGAGCAAGCCCGTTAAACAAAAGAAATGTAAAGCCTGTGGAGGACAATATACCCCTCGAACCACTACACAGAAAGCATGTACATGGCAATGCTCCCTGGCCCTGGTGGGAAAGGACAAAAAGAAGGAGTTTGACAAGGAAACGCGCCAGATGAAGAAGGCTATCAAGTCAAAGGCTGACTGGATGAGGGAGGCGCAGGATGCGTTTAACGGGTTTATTAGGGTTAGAGATGCCGGCCGGCCGTGTATCAGTTGTGATAAACCAAATGACGGCTATCACCAGCGTCATGCGTCACACTACAGAAGCGTTAAGGCGTGTTCGGCGCTTAGGTTCAATACATGGAATGTCCACGCTAGTTGTATGCAGTGCAATGCTATATTGAGTGGGAATCTAGTTGAGTACAGGGTCAGGCTCACCAAAAAGATAGGTGCCGGCCGTGTTGAGTTGTTGGATAACTGCAACGACATAGCCAGGTATGACATCGAATACCTAAAGAGAGTCAAAAGGATCTTTACAAAGCGGGCTAATATGCTAAAATAATTACATAGAAATTAGGTGTAATTATATGAAATGTAAGGTTGATGGATGTGATCGAGACGCAATGTATAAGGCTCAGCAGGTATGTCAAATGCATTATTTCAGATTCATGCGTAACGGTACTTACGATACTCTTAGAAGTGAGATGCGTAAGAAGTACCAGAGGACTAAGCGATACAGGGTGCAGAACCCGGCCGGCTACCAGAAATTGAATGAGCCGGCACACCCTCTGGTTAACTCTGACGGGTATGTGTATGAGCATCGGTTTGTTTACTACAACAAAGTTAGCAACACCGTCGATTCATGCGCCCTGTGCGGTGAGCCTATAACTTGGGGGAACTGCCACATTGACCATATGGACGGTGATGTCACAAACAATGCTGTAGAGAATCTGAGGGCTTTATGCCGGCCGTGCAATGTTTTTAGGGGGCATACGCCAGATTCTATGGGCCGATACTCTGCAACGATAGACGGAAAGACTATGAGCGCAGAGGCATGGTCAAGGGTGCCGGCCGTGAATGTTACCGGGTCAACTATAAGGCGTAGATTACAGATGGGATATAGTGACTATGATGCTGTATACGGTGAGAAAAAGACACATCTGGCAAAGGTCAGCGACAGCACAGAAAGGAAGTATGATCGAATCAGGGGTATTACTTGAGTATCACCTAAACACAAGGCCGGAGGTAGACAATGGCTAAAGAACAAGAGCTAAGAGATAATTTTCCTTTATCGCACGAGGCATGTGACGCATTTTGGGAGTACTGGAAGGAGAATGGTGAAACCCACAAACATGGTTATTATGAATCGACATGGGGTGCGATAAAGGCTTATCTTGAAAAAGCAGGGGAAACTCAATTACTAAACCCTGAACCCGATAATGAAGCAGACAGGTTCAGAGAAGCGGAAGGAAGTTGAGATGAATGAATTTAAACGGTAGCTAGAGCGTTCCCCGGTGTAAAAGCCGGAGCTTTTTAAGGAGGAGTTATGAATAGAAGAGACTTTTTAAAGCATACTTTTGCAGCAGGAGCGATTACAGCAGCTCCTAGCATATCAGCCAAGAGTGAAGGTGAGGGGCTATACCGCATTGAGGGCGAGCATGGCAATGTCTTGATGGATTTCAAGCAATGCATTATGCACGTCACAGGCAGTATAGATGGCGAAGATATATACCGGAAGATACAAGATTATCAAGATCAAGACAGTTATGGAGTTGTGCGAAGCAGTCCGATGATACCGATTTCCAGAGATATTTTTGAGAAAAAATGGAGTTCAGTATTTGGATTTAGCGAGGATTGGCATATTGTCGGCAGAGAAGGGTTGATAGGTTGTTACATAGAGGGCATTTTAACTATTCAAATAATATCGTGGCGACTTGATGATATAGCAGAAATATACATAAACGGCGAAGCCATCCATAATGATATGTATATGGGTAATATGTATAGGAAAGATAATTCTTTATATATCAGACCCTATATCCAATGGCCAGTAGGTACAAAGCTAGAGTTTATCGCTGTTGATGAACAGTATGCTACTAAGTTTGAACAAGAAGTAATTAATGATTATAGCCTTGTGGTGGCGATATGAATCTATTAACTAAAGCAGTCAATAACTACCGGGATAAATACAAATCACGCGGAGTGAATCTAGGGGAGCTTTATGTACAAACGCATCCTCTTGTTAACAAAGAGATTTTGCTGAAAACGTACACAATACAAGAGTTTATCAGGGATTTCGGTGATCCAAAAGACTATAAGAAACTTGAGAAGGCCATCTATGAAGGATAAATTCTACTGTCTTGGTTGTTCAGCCGACAGGGACAATAAGATTAAGGTTACGCGCAAGGGTAAGCGTCCCAGGTGCGAGTTCTGCATAGAGAAAATAAAGAAGATAGACGAACAGCGAAGATTGACATATAAAAGAGGAGAAAATCATGTTTTGGAATAACAAAGAAAGTAAGTTAGAAGCGGAGAAAGAAGACCTCAAGAAAGTTATTGAGACGCTTGAAAAGGACAAGAAAGGGCTGAAAGAGGAAGTAGGAGACCTCAAGCTCAAGAAGAAGATGGAGGAGGAAGACATCAAGCACATGGTTAAGATTGACCGTGAGCGTAAGGACATCGAGCTTGAGAAGGAGAAGATTAAGCTTGAAGGTGAACAGGCCAAGGCTATCGCTAAGGTTAAGGACGAATACCGGGATAAGACTGAGGCTCAGCTTAAAGAGCAGCTAGGCGGTATGAAGGACATGTACGGTGAAATTCTTGGCAGACTGCCTAACTACAATGTTAACCATGAAATCAAGCAGGGTAAGAAATGATAGGTTATGGATTTGGATTGGCGGCTCTTCAACAGCAGCAGCGAGAGCAGTATGATCTAGCGCGGCAGCAGGGCATGGCTGGATTAGGTGGCCTTGGAGGACAGGGACAGGCACGACAAGATGCTTATGATTCTTTAAGATACAGTCTAACCAATAGAATGGTTGATAATGCGAGTCTTTGCGTTACAGATCCTTCGAACAATGCTAAAGATTCAAAGGACTTCAAAACCGAGCTGCAAGATGACGTTGACGACTGGCTAAAGGATGTTAACATCGCCTAAATGTTGACAAATGCGGTTAAATATGCATAATTGGAGCATGGATATGGAACAGATGATAGCTTTAGCAGAGCGCAGAGGTGAGAAGGAATATGCAGACATCCTGAAAGGCAAGGACACTGCTGGGCCTAATATTATAGGTGATCGTGAGGTGATTGGTTTGACAAACACCCTCGATATTGCTAATCTTGAACTACATATTCAGCGGGTTTCTCCGTAGTACATTCACCCCGCTAAGACGGGGTTTTTTTATGGCTAAACAGAAGAAGACAAAGACTCAGAAGATAGTTAAAAAGGCTTTCCATGAGGTCGAGGGTGAGAATATCCCAAGGAAGCAAAAGATAGCCATTGCTTTGAATAAGGCCCGTAAACGTGGTGCCAGGATAAAGAAGAAGTGAAATACCAAACCGTCACCATCGTAATGGATTCAGGGAAAGAAGTATCCATTAACATTGACTTGAGTGAAGATGATGAGATCCTAGAAATAGAATACAGTGAACCTTACAGAGACCCAAAAACACTACTGCAAAACCTGGTATATCATTAATGATTGAGCTATTCAACATGGACTGCATGGAGTACATGAAAGGCTGCGATGATAACGCCTTTGATTTGGCTATTGTTGATCCGCCTTATGGGATAGGGAGAGACGGTGGAGAAACAGGAAAAAACTGGAAATATTATGAACCTAAAGAATGGGACGCAAGCCCACCAAATAAAGAGTATTTTGATGAACTGAGAAGGGTCAGCAAGAATCAGATTATATGGGGGGCTAATTATTTCACACAGCATTTACCAGCAAGCATGGGATGGTGTTTCTGGGATAAAGGACAAGATTTAACAATGAGTGATGGAGAGTTAGCTTATACAAGCTTTCAGCGAGCATTGAGACGTAAAGTTATGAACAGGTGTGAAATATATAAAAAGAGCGAATTAATACACCCTACTCAAAAACCTGTAAAGCTCTACGATTGGCTACTAAAGAATTACGCAGAACCCGGCCAACGCATACTAGACACCCATCTAGGCAGTGGTTCTAGTGCCATAGCAGCTCATTACTTCGGTGTAGACTTCATAGGATTAGAGATAGACGAAGACTACTACAATGCTGCTAAGCAACGATTTGACCAAGAAACACGGCAGAAAAGTATGTTTGATTACAGTGAGTTTGCATATGAATGCTGACATAAACCAAGCTATAGATCGGGCTATCCAATCCCTTAAGATGCTAGAGAGCAGCACTGAGAGACTGAGGAAGGCCAACTGTAAGCTAGAGGAAGTTAATGATGCTTTGGACGCCCATATGAGACGATATAACGTCAAACACCACAAAGAACCCCCTGTAAGGTTAGTTAAGGGAAACGGGGAATATTGATGAATCCCACTAAACAAGATATACATGATAGATTAGCCAGTATTACCGATACTGCTATAATCACGGTAGACGAGTTTGTTTCTGTATATGGTAATGATGACAGACGCAAATTCGGAACGGCAAAGGTAGAGATGGGAAGAGCTGATATACTAGCCAATACCTACGGATTGTCTGTTTCAAAGGAAGAGGGCAATTACACTTTCACAAAGGATTTAAGTAAATTCAAATAGTTATCCACAGGAGATAAGTAATGGCTGACATAGGAAGGCCAACAGACTACACATCCGAACTATCTGACAGTGTATGTCAACGCCTAGCTAGTGGTGAATCTATGCGTTCAGTGAGCCGTGATGACGCTATGCCAGCAATGACCACATTATTTAGATGGTTAAGGGAAAAGGATGATTTTAGGCAGCAATACGAGAAAGCAAAGGAAGAATCAGCAGACGCTTTAGTAGAAGATATGCTAGATATTGCTGATAACCAAGTGTCTCAGCCAGTGCTTGTTGAAGGCAAGCCAGTCATGATGGGTGATAAGCCTGTTATGGTTAGAGATGGCCCATCAGTACAACATGCAAGACTCAGAGTAGACACAAGGAAATGGGCAGCAAGTAAGCTAAAGCCTAAGAAATACGGTGAGAAGCTTGATGTAAGCCATTCTGGAACTGTTTCCTTCAATATGGGCTTTAACGGTAAAGATGGAGATTAACCATGTATGAGCTGAATTCAGTAGATAAAGTATCTATGCATGATGGGAAAACAGTATTCATAGTCAAAAGCCCTGTTGATGCCCCTAGGGAGCTTTCTGGAATGGATGAAGCTATAGGAGATAAGATAAAAATAGACGGTCAGATATATGCGCCGCTAACCTATGATTTGATTATGATAAACGCTCCTGTTCGCAGAGGGGAGACAATCGGAATATGTGTAGCCGAGCCTAATGGAGATTAACTATCTCGCATCCAAGACCGGGGCCAAGGTACATAGGTCTAATAAGGTCGTAAGAGGCTTTATGGGGCCAGTAGGTAATGGTAAGACCGTCTGTTGTATTAATGAACTCCACCGATTAGCTGTAGACCAATACCCAAATAGTGAAGGAATCCGTAAAACAAGATGGGTTCTAGTCCGTAATACCTACAAAGAGTTAGTAACCACTACACTCAAGACCTTTAAGCAGTGGCTCCCCGATGTAGTATGCCCTATCGTAATGTCTCCTATCATGTGGGGCCATTTAACCTATCAGTTGCCAGATAAGACCAAGATAGACGCTGAGTTCATATTCCTGGCCCTGGATAGACCCGATGACATTAAGAAACTTCTGTCTCTTGAGGTAACAGGCGGATTCGCTAATGAGGCCCGAGAACTCCCTTATGCGGTTATAAAGGCTCTCAGAGAACGCATAGGCCGTTATCCTGCTCGTATTGATGGTTATGAGGATGAAGGCGACTACAAAGCCCCTCGGAACGAAGAGGGCGAGATAGAGCCATGTAAGCGCAAAGCTCTGTTAATGGACACGAACCCTCCTGATGACGATCACTGGTGGTATCAACTGGCAGAGGAAGGCGCGCTTAGAGGTAGTCAGACACTGGAAGCCAAACGTGCGGTGTCAGGTATATTCGAGTTCTTTAAAGGTGTTCCCCCGCTTATCAAGACAGATGATGGTTATAAGCGTAATCCTGACGCTGAGAACATCAAATTCCTACCTGGTGGCTTCAAATACTACGAGGATATGATAGCCGGTAACACTCAAGACCACATCAATGTGATGGTTCTGGGTAATTATGGTGCCATCCAGGATGGACGACCTGTATATCCTGAGTACAAAGATTCAACCCATTGCCCACCGCAACCCCTTAAAATCATCGAAGACCTCCCGATAGGGATAGGATGGGACTTTGGTCTAACTCCCGCGGTGGTATTCGGTCAGATGACCACTAACGGCCAGCTAAGGGTGGTTGCTGAGATATTCAGTGAGGATATGGCTGCAAGACAGTTTGCCCGTGATAAAGTAAAACCGTTCATAGAACGTAACTTTCACGGCATGGAGATAGCCTTTTCGTTTGCCGATCCTTCAGGCAATGCCAGAGGTGAGGGAGAGGGCAAGTCTGCTGTAGGTATATTGAACGATGATTATGTAGACAATGACGATGGTGATATCATTCAGCCATTGAATATGGGTTTCACTACTGAGGGAGCGCCCACAAACGACCCTACAAAGCGACAAGACGCTGTTAAGGCGTTCCTGATCAAGATGGTAGACGGTGAGCCAGGATATCAGTTAAGCAAGAACTGCCGGATGCTCAGAAAGGGAAAGAATGGTCAATATCAGTATCGGAAGATGCAAGTCCCAGGTGCTGAGATAAAATACACTGAGAAACCGGACAAGAACCGATACTCTCACTCTGCTGATGCCGAACAATACATGGCATTAGGTTTTGTTGGTGGCTATGTAATGGACGCACAAGAGGATGAGGTTTATGATGAATATAGTGAAGTTGGAGTTATGGGATATTGATTATGATAGAGAGCAAATGGCATAAGTTTATGTATTGGCTTGGATATAGGAGAGTGTTGTATTTGCCCTCAAACCACGGACAGCCTATGGCTGATTTTTGGTCTTGGGCATACAGACCCGACTTACCAAAGATATATTTCAATGAGCGGACACTTCCGCGCAAAATAAAGCCGTGAGGTTGGATGCCGATTATGCCTGAGAACACAGAAGACCAGAAAGGAATAGAGTCTATAGCAGCCTACTTCGAGATGAAGCCGGGGCCGACTGGTATAGTCTTTGTGGCCCTTGAGAACATCGCTGAAGACCTTGACGACGACCTGTTGAGCAAGATAGGCCGGAATGTAGTTGAAGGTTATAACACTGATAAAGACTCGATGCAGGATTGGGTAGACGGCGTAGAGCTTGGCCTTGAGCTGGTTAAACAGGAGAAGTCAGCCCGAAGTGAGCCATGGGAGAATGCGGCTAATTTCAAGTCCCCTACCCTGATGAGTGCAGCGCTGAAGTTCTCAGATAGAGCATCTACTGAGCTATTGCGAGGTAGGGACATTGTAAAGACCACCGTTATCGGCAAGGATGATGAAGGACAGAAGGCAGAGCGAGCCGACAGAGTAGCAGAGTTCCAGAACTACCAGATTAATGTAGAGATGCCAGAATGGAGAGAGGAACAGGACAAGTTACTATATGACCTTCCTTACATCGGTACTCAGTTTAAAAAGACATTCTTTAACCCCAGGCTAGGACGTAATGTATCAAACCTTGTCTCATATCCTAACTTTGTAGTCAGTAACACAGCAGATTCACTCACCCGATTACCCCGATTCTCTGAAGACTTTGAACTACGTCACAATGAGGTGCTTGAGCGCCAATCACAAGGATTATGGCTTGATATCTCCGTTGAGGGATTCACCACAGACGAAGAGAAGTCTGATACTGAGGCTGAAAGCGATAAGATACAGGCATTCATCGAACAGCAAGGCGTTTACGACATTGACGGTGATGGCTATGCAGAGCCTTATGTATTCACTGTTCATCTGGCTACGCAACGAGTTATGCGAATTATCCCCCGCTTTGAACCTAAAGATGTACTGATTAAGAATGGTGACAAAGCTTCGCGCCTCGATATCCTCATGCAAGACGGTGCTGTATCAGGTGAGATAATGCGGATCAAGCCTGATAACAATATTACTAAGTATGGTTTCTTGAGAGACCCACAAGGCGGCTTCCTGGATGTAGGTTATGGTCATTTACTAGGTGCTTTAACGTCTGGTATCAATGCCTCTACCAATCAGCTCATAGATGCTGGTACTTTGTCTAATGTGCAGGGTGGTTGGTTGGCTAAGGGTTTCCGCAAGAGGATGGGCAACGCAAAGATTCAGGCTGGAGTATTCCAACAAACCGGACTATCAGCCCAAGACCTGCAATCAGGCGTTTTCCCTTATCCAATCAAAGAGCCTAGTTCTGTCCTGTTTGCCCTTATGCAAATGATGGTGACTAGTTCACAAGAACTATCAGCATCAGCAGACCTTACCAGCGCGCTCGGAGCTAATGCACCAGCTACCACTACTCTTGCACTAATCCAGGAACAGCAGCTATCAGCCGGTGCCGTGATTCTTAGAATCTATCGGTCTATGTCCGAGGAGTTTAGTAAGTTATTCGTGCTTAACTCCAAGTTCCTTGACCCTGAAGAGTACCAAATGGTCTTGGATGATCCAGAGGCTGACTTTGCTCAAGACTTCAATCTTCGTGATATGGATATTGTCCCTACTGCTAATCCAGAGGTTTCCAGTAAGATACAGCGCATTCAGTTAGCCCAAGCTGAACTATCTAACCTTGAGGCTGTCATGGCCGCTGGTGGCGATATACGGCCTATTGTTAAAGGATTCTTTGATGCGATTGGTTCGAGCAATGTTGAGCAGATATTCCCCGAAGAGGAACCAATGCAGATACTACAGCGCCTGTTGGCCGAGAATCCTGACCTTGCAGAACTGATATCACAGGAACAGGAAAGGAATCAGATACTTCTTGAGGCTCAGATTGAAGGCCAAGAGCGTGAACAGGCACGTCTTGACCTGGAATTAAGCATTAAAGCAGATGACCAGGAGCGTAAGAACGCAGAGACACGGGCTGACAATGTTCTAACCTTAGAGAAGGCAGAAACGGAAGACATAAAGAATGACGTAGATGTTTTCAACACTTTCATTAAACCCCCTCAGAGTGAGGAAACCAACAGGAGTCAATAGTGGACTTAACAAAAGAAGACTGGCAAGACTGGAAAGCAACCCCATGCACAAGAGCAATGTGCGAACTGGTACAAGAGGCAATTAATCAATACAGAGAGCGGCCAATAGTAGGCAAAGATGCAGATGAAACTCTCAAGAATGCTTATGAGAGGGATGCATGGATAGAGGGGATTAGTGAAATCCTCAATATGATAGATGAGGAGATACCCGATGAAAGCTAGACCAGTTGGAATATGGGTACTGATAGAGGTCGTTCCAGTAGAGAAAACAACACCTGGAGGCATTGTCCTACCTGAAGACTTGGTAGACAAAGAACATGCCGGGCGTGACATAGGCAAAATCGTAGACTTTGGCCCTATTGCTTACAAATCACTTGCTGGATGTGATGGCCCGGAGGATTACGGAGTGAAGCGAGGCGACTTAGTGGAGTTCCGGCGATATGACGGGAAAATGCCAAGATTGGCAGAACAAGACGAAAGCCTTAAGAATTACAGGCTTATCCAAGACAATGACATCATAGCAGTGATGGAGGAATGACATGAGCACACCAGAAGCAGACACAGAAGACCAGCTTACAGCGGTGATAGATGAAATAGCAGGTATGTCCGTTGATAAAGGCGAGTTATTGAAGGAAGAAGAGGAAGAAGAGGTAGTAGAATTCTCGGCCATTGAGCAGGAAGCCATAGATATGGGCAACTGGAAGCGCAAAGATGAGTTTGTTGCTGATGGTGGCGACCCCGAAAGATGGTCTTCAGCCCATGAGTATGTCAAATACGGCAAGATTCAGAGCGCAATGAAAGACCAGGCCGCCAAGTTTGACCGCAAAGCAAGAGAATTTGATGATCGACTGGAGAACGTCAACAAACTTCATCAGGCCCAGCGTGAAGCGGATATTGCATCCCTCAAGGACAAACAGCGAGTGGCGGCTAGCGAGGCCGATGTAGAGGCTTACGATGCTCACCAGAAGCAGATTGATGCACTTCAGGAAGCACCAGCAGCACCGACAAAAGACCCTCTGATTACCGAGTGGGAGGCAAAAAACACATGGATTGACGATGACGACGACCCCAGGGCTGCCACTGCAACTGGAGCATGGAATAACTTTATTGCTAAGAATAAAGATGCAAGCGTTCAGCAGGCACTAGCCCACGTTGATTCGATTGTTGCTAAGATTACGCCCCCGGTAGGTAATCCCAGGCGAGACGCGGCCCCTGCTACAGAGACGACAGTAACAAAGACACCAAGAGGTTCAGCCCGTAAACTAACTATGAATGACTTAAACACAGATGAGCGCATGATGTGGGCACAAACGGGTGATTCTATGTGGAGTGGTGACGAAACCAAGTATTTAAAAGCATGTGCAGACGCACGAAAGGGGGCATAAGATGAGCAAGCAGAAGCAGAAAACACAGAAAACAAGACAGGTTATCCAGGAAACTACGGCTCCAGAGATAGCTACCCCAGAGCGCGATCCACATGCCAGAGGGCTAGAGCATAAGATGGAAGGACGCGCCCCAAGAGTATCAATGAGTGCCGGTGGGAAACTTGATGTTCCTGATAGCTTGAAAATAGCAGGATTTCAATACTATTGGGCTGTTGATCGTCCTGGTGACTTAGAGCGATTCGAGGCGGCATGGTGGGAGTTTGTCACTGACAAGAAGGATGGCAGGAAGATCACAACCCCAGCCGGTAACGGTGAAACTCATTATCTAATGCGTATTCCTCAGCAGTATTACGATGAAGACATACAGAAACAGCAAGACCGCGTTAATGATAACCTTGTTGAGAGCGCCAGGCTTAAAGAGGGCGAATATGTACCAAAAGACAGACAAGGCGTACTAGAGCGAGAGGTCATAGTGTAGGCTTGTAATGTTAGCGGACATTCGCTACTATTAGAGGTAAGTGGCCGAAAGTTGGCCCAAAATATTGAAAGCGGGCTGTGTATAGACGTATTCAGACCCCCAAATCAAGCCATGGTTAGCACGCCAGATTGATTTGTTAGAAACCCGAGAGGGTACTTTTTAGCAAATTATATCTGGAGGTTCATTATGGCTGGCGGATTTCGTCCCATTCAGGATCTATCCGGTGGTTCCTACACTGGGAAGATTCAAACATTCGCGGTAGATGCAACGCATGCTACCCTTCTAAGCGTTGGTGATTTAGTCACCGAAACCGGCAATGTCGAAGCTGCAACTGGTCTTTCTGAGGTTGATGCGTCTACTGCTGGAACTGGTAATCTGATTACCGGCGTTATCACATCAATCGACCCCAACTATTCAGATCTGGAGCAGAGCGGCTTACCCGCTTCTACTGGTGGATCTGTTAAGGTTAATGTTGATCCCAACACTATCTACGAAGCCGAAACATCCGGTGGTACATTCGCACTGACTGACGTAGGCGGTAACTTACCCGCTGTTATCACTGCCGCTACTGCTACGGGTAATCTGGTTAATTCAAACATGACTGTTAATGCAACTGGTAATGCTGCAAGCACTACTGAGCAAATTCGTGTCGTTGGCGTAAAGAATTCGGGTGATTTGACCTATCCTGCTGCCATCGGTACAACTTTGCTTGTACGCATTAACGAGTCCACAACTGGCGGCGCTGTCGGCGTATAAAGGAGAGATATTATGGCTGGTGTAATTACTACAGGCAACATTTCTCGCCTTTTACAAGAAGGCGTTGCAAATGTATTCGGGCAAGCATATGACGCTCACGAAACACAGTGGACGATGCTTGTAGATGAAGAAAGCAGCAAGAAAGCGTTTGAGCTAGATCAACAGTTTGAAGGATTCGGATTAGCTCCTGTTAAACAAGAGGGTGATGGCGTTTCTTATGACTCTCAACAGGAAGGCTTCACTCCCAAATACCCAAACCTGACCTATGCGAAGGGCTTTATCGCAACGAAAGAGGCATTGAGGGACAATCTATATGATTTGTTTGCTCGCCGGGCACGGTCTTTGGCGTTTTCCATGCAACAGACCAAGGAGAATGTGGTAGCGAATATGTACAATCGCGGCTTCAACTCTTCTTACGTGATGGATGGCGGCGATGGTCAACAGCTTCTAGATTCAGATCATGTAAATGGCCCTTCTGATTCAACTACTTTTTCCAATATCTTAGGCACGGCGGCTGCTTTGTCTCAGGCTTCTTTGGAAGATTTGCTGATTCAGATTGGTGATGCAACTGACCCTCGCGGTCTACGCATTGCGCTTAAAGGCATGAAGTTGATCGTACCATCTGCACTAGGGTTTGAGTCTGAGCGCATCCTCAAAAGCACGCTACAGAGCGATACGGCTGAGAATGCCGTCAACGCGCTTCGTTCTACTGGAATGCTTCCAGGCGGCTACATGGTCAATAACTATCTGACCTCTAGCACTGCCTGGTTCATTAAGACTAATGCACCGGATGGCGTGAAATTCAAAAATCGTCAAACTGTTGAATTTGGACAGGATAACGATTTCGGCACCTCGAATGCTCGCTTTAAGGCTGACGAACGTTATTCCGTCGGCTGGTCAGATGCTCGCGGCTTGTACGGCACAGCAGGCGTTTAAATGTTAGGGGCTTCGGCCCCTTTCCCTAATGGCCCTCGGGCTGGTGAAAACTGTTAGGAGAATGAAATGAGCACTAATTATCCCCATGGATTAGCAACAAGGAAGCAGTATGATGGATCTAGCACTTATCTATCAGCGGCTTCAGCATCTACCAAGTTTACACGCAAGACAGCAGTAATTCGCTGTGATGCACAAACATCAGAGACACAGACAGGCTTTACACTGCCTGACTCTGCCATTGTTCACGATGTATTCCTGAATGTTATCGCTCTTGATGCTGGTGAAACAGTCGATGTAGGCACCCAAGGAACATCTAACGACCCTGACGGCTATCTGGATGCGGCTTCGGTGAATGATGCAGGGCTTGTCTACGGCTCTCTAGCTGACGGCGCGGTGACTCGTGGCGTTTTACTGTATGAGATTACTGAAACAACCACAGCAGCAGCTCGTATGCCTGACATTACGGCAGGTGGTGACCCGGTTTCTTACACTTGTTCAGGTGGTTCAGACACAGCCGTTTTCGATATCGTTATTATCTATGATGAAGTAACAAGTTAATAGGAGCTGGCCATGCACAAGTTAGAGCAGATCGAGAACTTTGGCGCGTTCCTAGACTTTCTATCGAATCCTGATGAGTATAAAAAGCTTATTGAGGATGTCAGGGCAGCGTCTAAAGAGTATAAGGAGCTAGTCGAGAAGAAGCGCCAGATAGATAATATTGACGCTTGGCGAACTTCTGAGTCCGTTAGACTAGGCAAGCTTGAGGATGCCATCTCCAGTAGAGAGGATAAACACCTTGAGAACGTCGGTGAGCTATCGAATCAGATAGATGCCCACAGAGCGAAGGTCGCTAGTGATAATAGTCTGTTTCATGAGCGTGTCAGTGAGCTGGATGATAGAGAAAAGGCTGTTTCATCTCTTGAGAAAGAGCGTGAAAAGGTCGGTCAGCTTCGTTCAGAGTACGAGGAAAAGCTTGCTAATCTAAGAGCTGAGAAAGACCGCTTGAAAGACTGGGCGGGTCAGATTCAGGCGACAGCAGGAGAGTTATCATGAGGCCCATTAAACTGGATATAGACCCGGCTAATGTTGTTGCTGACGGTTTGGCCGATGGGAATACAAGTGCTGGCGCTACCGTTACATTAGACGGCACCTTGACCTCTGGCGGTACGTTTACCTCTGCCGATGGATTAGGCCGTCAATTCGTTATCACTGATGCTGGTGCTCATAACCAAACCACAGCGACCTATACCTTCACCGGAACCGATGTGGATGGACGGGTTAAGGTTGCGTCCAGGGCCGGGCCTGGGTCTGGTGCATCTGTTGAGCTTGATGAATATTTCCTAACAGTTACAAGTGTGGCTATAGCAAGCCCTGTAGCTGGCTCTACTGTAGATATCGGCACTGTTGACGAAGTATCGGGTCAAACCATCCCGCTTAACTGGCGTTCAGAGAATGGCGCTAACATTACTGTCGATGTGACTGGTACATTGAACTTTACCGTTCAGGAGACGTTTGTTCCTATTCAAGACCTCGATCAGATTCGTCTATGGGTAGATATAACCGCCTTAGCCAGTAAGACGGCAGATACGACCTCATCATCAGCGGCAGGGGCTACCGGAGTCAGATTGATTTATAACTCATACACGAACACGGCAGAGACCCAGATCTATTTGACCCAAACGGACTGCTGACCATGTCCAGGGATGTTCGGATAACGGATGTTAATACAGCTAACCTGACTATTGATATTCAGGTGAAGAGTACAGATGCGAACATCTCCTATATTGGAAAAGCAAAGCCATCTACACCGACAAGTGAGGCTAAGTGGCAAATACTGCAAATTGATGATACGACTGGCTCCATCTTTAAGTGGGCAAAAGGAAGCGGGTCATTTGATAACGTATGGGATGACCGGGAAACGCTGAGTTATCCATAATTAAAGGAACCAGCGTGACAAACTTTACACGTACAGTAAAAGGAACCGCGATTGCTAAAACAGCAGGGACTACATTAAGCCCATCGGCTTTCTCAGTCACGGCTGGATCGCTACTTGAAGTTGGGTTTACTTATCTAAGCTCCGTGACGGCAGGATCGTTCACCATAGGTAATGATTATACAATCTTAACTACTGGAACGACTGACTTTACCCTGATTGGAGCTGCCGACAGTAACCCTGGAACAAAGTTCACCGCCACAGGTGTAGGAAGTGGCACAGGAACAGCCGCAGAGCATCCATCAGGTGTGACTTTCGGGACTCGCGCCCTTAAATTAGTCGCTCTATCACGTACTACAGAGACAAATTCCACTCTGACGACAGAGAAATGGCGCGGGGTGATTGGTGGTTCAAACTCCAGAACCCCGACGATCACATGGCCCTCTAACCTGAATGCCAGGGCTTGTTATTGTACTGAAATCGACGGCGCAGGCCCAAAAGACGTTGGATCTAGGAATGCCCAGACCTCTACAACCAATCCGACGACAGGAACAGCCGTTACTACGACCAAGGCTGAGACCTACCATAGTTGTGCTTTTGGCTCCAATGGCCCATTAGAAGACACGGCAGGCACTGTTCAGAGCGAACACACTAGTGGTCAGCGTGATGGAACGACAGGTGGCACAGCAGCCTCGAATGTCACGATTCACGAAACTTATCTAATTAGACCCTCAATAGGAAACTGCCGGGCAGCAAAGACCGGGACGACTGCTAGACGATGGGCCAATTCCATTACGGCCTATAGCGCCATGGAAGAGTATCGTGCTTCTATGGGAAGTAGTGACTTGGATGACATGCGATGGATTTTCGATGGCTCAACGCTTGACCATGAAGACATGATTTTCCACTGGAATAGTGACGAAAACAGATGGGAGGTATACGATTGGTCTGATGATTCACTGATCGCTTATTACGAGACCGGCACAGGATGGGTGGAGATATGAGGTCTTGCGGTGAATGCGTTGTTTGCTGTGTTTACCAGCGCATTGACGACCCAGAACTGAAAAAGGACGCCATGGTGCATTGTAAGCACCTGGACGTGGTTATTCCTGAAAACGACAGGGTAAAGGAATACACAGGGAAATCTTGTAATAACTGCAAGATATACGACCACCAACCCAAGATGTGTAGTGAATACCGTTGTGCATGGTTGGCTGGTTTCGGAGACGAAGGAGACCGGCCTGATAAATCTTTGATGCTGTTTGATTGTTCTCATGGGATTTTAAACTCTGTTGAAGCTAAACCATTAAAGCACAAACACCAGGAGACCCAAGAAGCTCAAGAGGTTATTGATCGCTTTTCTAAGTCTATGGACAGACCCGTTATTGTACTGGACTTCTATGAGAGACGAATCCAAAGAATTGCCGGGAGTTCAGTCTAATGGCCACGGTTACTGACGAGGTTACGCGGGTTGATGCGGCTGATGCTGTAGGGAATTGGGATAAACTCGATACCTCAACGAAAGCCTTGTTGAATAACGACTTCTTTTATCAGAATACCGGCTCTATTTCAATTAAAGCTACGACAAGTGTGGATGGTTCTGAATATGAACATGCCTCGACTGTTGATTATACCTCCCCAAAACGTGTGGTCATATTCAAAGACTTAATCACGACCATTGGTGTTTTATTGGAAAGGGGCAAAAACGATCCTTCCTCCGATCAACTTATCACTGGTGGTCTTAATAACCGTATCGGGAGCGATCAAAGCAATTTTCAACTTTATTATATTCATGGGAGTGACACTTACCCGGCAGCAGGCGGCTGGCAGATAGTTCCTATCGATCCAAACGTAACCGAATGGGTAGACGAGACAACAGGCACACCATCATTGACGGCTATTGATTACTATGCAGTTGAAGGCATGATGTCAACAACAGTACGTGATGACAATGTTGCCATTGATGCAGTTGACTATCTTACATCAGGAACAGGATTAACTATAACTGGAACGAGTAGTGTTTTTCAGGATTTTATAGATTATGACGAAGGGACTATTGCTAATAGATATGGCTTAATTTCTTCCAGAAGCGGGGTATTATATTGTGCTGGCACACTGACAATAGGCAATAGCACATTAACTGCTTTTGCAGATTCAAACAAAGTTATTGTATTTGAACCAGGACTGACAGATGCAGGACATACGGGACTTGTTCTTGGATTGGGGAATGCCTCTAATAATACTGATTTGACTGATAATACAATAGTTGGCACGGGTGCGTCTGGAAGCAAGCATTACATTGATAATATTTCGAGTGTCGATGCTGCTAATAATGAAATAGATATAACTTCTCATGGATGGGAGACAGGCAATCCTGTTTTATATTCCGATGAAGGTGGCTCCAATGCTATTGGTGGTTTGACTGATGCGACTGCTTATTATGTAATAAAAGTCACAGATGATGCGATAGCCCTAAGCGATGGAAGATGGGCAGCGCAAAAGGGAGATGTAAGACTTGTCTTGGCAGATGCTTCCTCGTTTACTTATGGCACAGAAATAGCTGGAGATGGTGACGGTGGTAATGATGGTGAAGGTATCGTCGTCGGAGTAACGAGTAATGATGTCACTGTATATACCCTAACTGGTTCTTGGGTATCTGGTAATGGTGTAGACAATCAAATCCCTTATTCGTCTGACGATACGACTATTTCCTCCATCGAATCGACAAATGGCGGTATAGGGCTTTCAGATGGCGCAAGCCGTGAGAACCACAGTTTAGCAAGACAACCAGACACCCGACCGGATATATCAGTCACAATCTCGATGACTGTAGCCAGTGCGACTAATTTTGTCGTGGGTGGCCCAATTACCGGGGATGGAGACTCTGGAAATGATGGCGTAGGAATCGTCAGAGGGATCAGCGGTAGTGTATTGGAAGTTCAGACCTTGAGCGGTAGCTGGGTGGCGACGAATGGGGTAGATAATGCCGATCCATACTCTGCTGACGATACCACAATAACTTCATTTGTCGCTTCAGGTGATGCCGACTTAATTGGTGGATCAATACTTAATGCCAGACGGATTTCAAGCTATACCGGAGTAGACATCTCAAGCAATATTGTCGGAATTGGCAAGATTCTACTAAACGGCGGAACACTTACGGATTCTAATATATCAGGCCAATCGACTGAAGAAGGAGAGGGGTTAACCGTTACTGACGATCTCGATCTAATCACAGGCTGTTCATTTACTGCTGAACAGTACGGACATGCCATAGAGATGATGGCTGCCACTTCTGAAAATTGGGATAACTCTTTATCTGGATACTGGGTTCCCGCAGACACAGGTTGGAACTTCTCAACAGCCCAGGCATTTACCAGTGAAAACTTAAACACCGATGCAGCCCATGGATTTACTGCTGGAGACGCTGTTTATTACAATAAAGAAGGCGGAACAGCGGCTATCGGTCTTACAGATGATACTAAGTATTATGTGGACGTTATAGATACAGACACGGTGACAGTTCATCTAACAAGAGCTTCGGCGATAGCGAGTACAGCAGCGATTAATCTTACAACGAATGGTAGCGAAACCCATAGCTTATATTCAGCGAATGCGGCTGTTTATAACAGCACATCAAGCGGAACACTGACGATAGGTGTGACGGCGGGCGATCCGCCTTCATTCAGAAATGCTGTTGGTGCAACGACAGTTGTTACAAATGCGGTACCCGCAGGAGTTAGTGGTGTTACAGAAGGAACAAGTATCACGATCATAGCGAATGAGACAGTGGGATCAATCACCGAAGGCGATGTTATAGCCTCTGGTTTTGCTGATAGCACTGGCGAATATGAAATAACCGACTTTAATTATGAGGGTGCTTTCGACCCTTCTGGGCTTGATGTTATAACAAGCGCAAGGAATCAGGGTGTTGCTGTAGCGGCTATAGCGGAAGATACCCCAGCCTTTACTGATGAGACCGAAGAAGCAAGTTCAAATACAACAGCAGATATGACCCTGTTACCTGCTGTGCCTATAGTTAATGACGCTTATTACCTCGCTCATAATGAGCAATTTTCAAGATTAAAATTAACGGTTAGCACTGTACTTACGTTCTCGGTTCAACCAACAATAACATGGGAGTATTGGAACGGTGCATGGGTATCACTATCCGGGGTGTCTGATGGCACGAGTGGCTTTGAGACATTAGGGCAGGGATTAGTGACGTTTACTTTACCTGGAGATTGGGCCACAACAACAGTTAATTCACAAGGCCCGCTATATTACGTTAGAGCAAGATTATCAACGGCAGGGACAATTACACAGGTTCCTATTGGATCAAATGCTGTTTTGGATGTTACTCGATATCTTCCATATACCGCAGAAAGGGTTATAGTATCTGGAACAGGATTATCCGATATCGCTTCATGGCAGGAAGATACAATTTCTAAATTTGTAGATACAGACTAGAGGACAAAACAATGACTACATTATCTCTACTTGGCGGAACCTGGGAATACCAGTTTGAGGATGAAACGGTAGGCTCAGGCGTTACCGGGACACGGATGTTTGTATATATATCCGGCGCTGTTATCACGACTAATGCGCTTTATTCAGATGCTGCGGCTACACTTGATGAATTTACGGCGATGGGGTTTAAAAACCCGATACTTCCAGTAACACCAAATGAATACACGCTGGAGAATAAGGCTTTTATTTCAAGGACTTCAAAAGAGTTTCTGAAAGAAGGGACGATTAAGGCAGATTATTCTCTTGTTGGATCTGCCGGGAATGACTCGGGGCGGGGTGTATTGAAGGTCGGGTATACTGACGATACACCCCTTGATTCTGGGGACATAGGAAGGCAAGTATCGCAAGCAACTACGCTAGATACTGGCACATTGTTGGATTTTGATACCGATCCAGACGGTTCTTTGGTTATGTGGGTAAGGCCAGATGACTCAACACCTGGAACGGGTGATATTTTTGACGGGACAGGCATAATTACAGTAGTCGGTGGTGTAGGTGTGACTGCAACGAGTGTTGCCGGTATTTCAGGACAGACCGATCATGTTGCTATTCAAGCGATTGGTAGTGTTCCAGCAGCTACTGATGTCTATGCTATACAAGATAGAATTAAGTTAACGGATGCCGCTACAAATACTTTCCAATGGTGGACTACCGATCCAGACGTTTCACTTGGGATCATATCCATTCTTGTGACTACAAGAGACTCAGGAGTGCAGATAGCATCGGGTGATATAGAAGTCTTTGCCCATAAATACGGCTCTTTGTATGATAATTTCCGGCTAAATGTTGCAGCAGGTGGATTCTCAGCACTTCCGTTAGCATCTGCTCCAGACATTAATAACACAACGGGTTATCGTACTACCGGGACTCTATCTGGAATTACAGGAACAGCCACAGTCGGGAATGGCATCTATGTTGGAGGTACGTGGGCCACAGCAACAGCCAAAGGCGTAATTACTGAGACAAACGGTAATACCGATCTCGAATACTATCTGGTCGGTGATTTGACCGATATTGGTAGCACTACGGCGATCACAGAGTATGATTTCACAACCCTGGCCGATGGTGATTTTGATGCAACCACCGGAACGGTTGGCGTAAATCTTGGTGGGCCGACAGATACGACTTCCGGTGAAGGCGGGAATGTCACCATAACTATTGGGCATACGACTGTCGATCATGATAACACGGGAACAGCAGAACCTTATTCGATAACAGTCGATGCTCAATCGAATATCGCTATTGCCAAAGTCTATGAGCGGATTAAG